CCGGGCCGTGCTGCACCGGCGACAGCCGGGTGTCCCGGCTCGCATCGTGCGCGGCGAACAGTGCGCCCGCCTTCGCCCCCCGGCCGATCTGGGCGCGGCCGCCCGGCGCCCGGTTCGGCAAGCCCGGCCCGCGGGTGCCCTCGGTCAGCGCCGTGTCGGCGGCGCGGAACTTCTCCGCGGCGGCCTTCACCCACTCGGGGGAGCCGTGCCGGGCGAACCGGCCACGGCCGTCGCGCGGGTGCTGCCACTCGCGGAAAATCCTCTTCTGGCGGGCCATCCCTACCGTCCCCCTCGCGCCGCGTGGCGGCCCTCGTACTGCTCGCTGACCCGTTCCATCCACTGCTCGATCGGCGTGCCGCGTGGCGTCCGGCGCACACCTTCCCGGCCGGTCTCCTGCCGGGCGCGCGGCCGGGCGCGCTTCATGTGCGCCACGAACACCGCCCCGGCCTCGGCTTCGGCCAGGCCGTAGCCGAGGCGCCCTGCGGTACGCACCCGCGGCTGCGTGCTGCGCACCTCCCGGTCAGTGAGGCCTTCCGGGCTGCCGAACATGCCCATGCTGCGCATGAACTGCATGCTCACCTTCCGGCGTGCCGTGCGGGCCTGGTCGGGCTGCAGCTCCGCCACCAGGTGCCCCGAGTCATCCAGGTACCGGGGGGCATGCCGGGTTCCGGGTCGTGTCGGGTCGATCCACAGGCCGCCACCCTGCGGATGCATTGCATCACGCTCGGTATGCCCGATTCGGGAGTCGTCGGCGACCCGGGTGTAGCCGCGCCGCAGGGCGGCGGGTGCTGAGACGTCCCGGCCGGACAGCCGCTCGCCATACTCGTTGTACAGCTGCCCGAGGTCGTCGGCGTATGTCAACCCGTCCTGGTGTTCTGCCTGGCGTAGACCCAACCGCTTGCGGTACGCACTGAACGCCGCCTCCAGCCGGTTCAGCTCGTCCTGCTCGGCGTCGGTGCGTTCGACGCCAGCCCTGCGGTCCGGGATGCTCCACAGGTGTTCGGCGCGAGCCTTCGCGTCGGCGTGGCCTGGCGGGCGCTGCTCACCGCGCCGTTTCGCGGCGAGGCTCAGCTGCGCGGCGGCGTGCTGCGCCCAGGCGCCGACAGAGCTGTGCGTGAACTGACCCTCCCCGTCGCGCGGGTGCAGTTCATCCCGCCATGTCACGTCCGGCCCGCCTTCGCCGGGGGCGCCTTCGCAGCCTTCACGGTCTTACGGGCGTTACCCTGCCCGGCGCGCGCCCGGGTGGCCCCGCGCACGCCCGGCGCTCCTGGTGCCCCCGAGCGCATCATTTCGGCGCTGGCCCGTGACGTCTCGGCGGTCGCCTTGGTCGCCTCGACCTGCGCCCGCTTCAGCGGGTCCTGCTGGCTGGCCTCGACGGCCGCCATCGCCGGGTTAGTCGGCGGCGGGTCCCGGAACGTCGGGTCGGGCAGCGCGTCCGGGCTCGGCGGGGCGTCGGCGGTGCCTTCGGCGAGGTTGCCGAGGATGCGCGCGATGAGCGCCGACGTCGAGTTGTCCGGCACGATGCCCGCGGTGACCCCGGCCGCCAGGGCCTGCACGGCGGTGCCGACCTGCACGAGCAGGGAGATCCGCTGCTCCAGGCTCATGCCCTCCTGGCTCTTCAGCCACTTTTCGATCTGGTCGTCGGGGTAGCCGGCCTCGCCGAGCAGTACCTCACCGGGCACGCCGAGGTCGCGCTTACCCTTGAGCACCTCGACGCCGTCAAGACTGTTCACCGGCGCCGGGGGCACCCACCGGACATCGACGGACACGCCCTCGATTTTGAGCATGCGCAGGGCCAGTTCGTAGGCGTCCTGCCACTCCGGGTCGGCGCGGGCCTGCCGGTCGGTGACGGTGGCGATCATCTGGCCGTTCATCTCCCGGGCGGCTTCACCGGAGGGCAGGTCGGCCTGGTTCTTGGTGAACGCGTACAGCGGCTGCCCGGTCAGCTCGGCCATGGACTTGATGAACCGGTCGAGCGGCTTCAGGAAGGTGTCCGGGTCGGCGGCACTGTACTGGCCGGTCGACTTGCCGAACATGCGCCACACGGCGTTGGGGTCGCTGCGCAGCCCGGACGTGCCGGTCTCGTTCTCCGGGTCGTCGTCTTCGTCTTCCGGGTGGTCCGGGTCGACGTCGTTCAGCAGCGGGTCGTCGATCTTCGGGTCGACCATGATGTACCGCTGGGGGAAACCCTGGTACTCGATGACCCCGGCGAGCGACCACACCAGCTTGTTGATCAGCGTCTGCGGGCCGTACGCGGAGACGTGCTCCGGCACGCCGCACGGTGCGTCGTTGCGGAAGTGGAACCAGGTCAGCCCGTACGGTGCTGGGATGTCGTCCTTGTCGAGCGGCTCGTCGACATCGCCGAACTCGTCGGCGGCCACCTCTTCGAGGTCGGTGATGTTGTCGGCTTCGTGGACACGCTTCCAGCTGTCCGGCTTGGTTGCGGGCGCGCCCGGCTCGGTGACCCACCGTTCGACCCGGCCGGCACCCTGGGTGATGATGCCGTCGGCGTCGATCTGCTCCGGCCCCGGGTAGTACAGGTTGGCCCGGGTGACCAGCTTACGGCCCTCGGTGGTAAGCCCGTCTTCACCGAAGTCGCTCGGCGTCTCCCACGACTTGATCACGTAGGCGACGCGGAGCGGGTCCTCCGGGTCATAGATGAACGCCACCGTGTGGGCGGTGTTGACCCGGAAGTCGACGGACACGATCTTGCCGCGGTCGTCTTCGCGCGGCCACAGGAACAGGAACGCCTCGCCGTGCTTGCACATGGCCTTGTGCAGTGTCTTCTCGTAGACGTCCAGGCGGTTGTTCTTGCGCAGAAGTTTGATGGCCTTCTCTGCGCGCCTGATCACCTTCGGGTCGGCGCTGGCCTCGCCGGTACCGCGGGCGTCGCGGGCGTCGAGGCGCGGCCCGGTCGCACCCTCCACATCGTCGCCCGGCCCGTCGGCGCCGGCCGCATCACCCTCGTCGCCTTCGGCGTCTTCCTCGCTGGTGACCGGGGCGACCTTGACCGCGGCGATCTGCAGCCGCTTCGCGATCTCGTCAACGGGGATCTTGGCATAGTTGAAGTCCTGCACCTCGTTGTCGGTCATGCCCTGCTTGGCCAGGAGCTTGCGCACCTGCATCGAGCCGTAGACCATGCCGACGTCGCCGTCGTAGTAGTCGTCGGCGATCGACGCCCGCTCCCGCTGGGCGGTGAGCACGTGGAGACCTTCGACGATGTCACGGCGGGACTGCTTGGTGCGCTCGGCGTCCTGAGGGTTGGCGAGGCGCCGCAGAAACGGGTCGTTGGCGAACTCCGAGACGGGGCCGGGCTGGCCGTTGCCCGCGGTGAGAGCGCTCCCCCGCGGGCTAACCGGGCGGGCGCCGGTCATCGGGCGGGCGGGGGTGTTGGTACGGGGCTTCGCCGGAGCCGTCACGAAAACCTCCTGCGTGCCCTTGACCTATGGATGAGCCATAGAGTACCGCCCGGAGATCACGTCCGTACAGGCGTGCGAACGCACGAAAGCCCCCAGGCCGCCCACCGGGAGCCTGGGGGCTTTCGTGTGCACGTCAGGGCACGACGTAGGTGGCGCGGCAGTTGCGTTCACCGTGCCGTACCCGGTCCTGGGCCATGTCGACGATGACGCACCGGGCGGCGTACATGCTGGGGGTGCCGACCATGTCGACGACGAGCCGGTCGCCGCACTCGACGGTGACGAGGATCGACCAGTCACCGCTGTACCCGCGCTGCTCCTTGTGGCTGCGCAGGTTCGCCGCCGGCTGCTTGTCGCCGTTGTGCTCCCAGGTGACGAACGGGGTCTTATCGGTCTCCGACTGCCAGTGGGCCTGCAGCTCGACCGATCGCCTGGGGCGCTCGACGCACTGGCCGGGGTCGGCCTGCGGGCCGGGTTGCTCAACTTCCGGCGGCGGGGCCGCAGGCTGGTGCTGGGCTCCGGCTTCGGGCCGCCGCTCGGTGTGGTGGCCGCCTTCGGTGGCGCCGCAGGCGCCGAGGGCGAACACCAGCAGGGCGGTGAGGCCTGTAGGTATGAGCCTGCGCATGAGGTCTCCTTCCGTGGTGGAAACCCCATCCTACCACAGATGTCACGTTGAGTGACATCTGGAGAAGCGTCAACGGGCGGCACCGAAGTGCCGCCCGTGAAAGCCGCGCCGGGCCTTGCCGAGCCCCGCCCTGCCTAGCCCTGAGGTCTAGGAGCCGCCCTCCAGGCGGCGCAGGCGTTCCTCCAGGGTCTCAAGACGCCCGTCGAGGCCGCTCATGATCTGCTCGTGACGCTTCAGGCGGGCACCGACCGCACGGTTAATTTCCGCCTGTGCGGCCAGCCCGCGGGCCAGGGTCTCCAGGCCCTTGCGGGTCTCCTCGTCCACCATGTTCAAATCGACTGCCTGCGCAGTGACCTGACCGCGGACCAGCTGGCGGCCCGCCCGGCGGTTACGACTCCGGGTCATGGACAGGATCTCGCGATGTTCGACGATGCGGTAGCCGACGTTGCGCACCGGGTTGGCCTCGTGCCGGTCAACTCGGGCCAGCTCCAGGATTGCCCGGCGGGCAGCCATCTGGAGCGCGTGTCGATGCCGCCCCGCATCGAGGCCAAGCGCTTCGGCCATCTGCTCGTAGGTGACCGTCTCGCCGATCGTGGCCCGCTGCAACAGTTCGTAGATCACCCGCCAGCGGGCACGCTCGCCGAGCGGCCGGAACATCTCGCTCACGCTTCCCCATCCTCCGGCGTGAGCCGCACGGTGGCAGTGAACCGGCCGAAGCGCGGGCGCCAGTCCCCGAGGCCGATAAGTCGCCCGCCGCGGTGCACGATGGCCGTGAAGTCCTCAGGACTCAAGATCGTGGTGTCCAGGTAGCCGAACACGTCGATCGACCATTCGGCGAAGCGGGGACGGCAGCGGGACACTCGGCCCGAGGGGGTACGGATCATCGCCATGAACCGGTAGTTGGCGTCGTCGCGCAACTTGCGCACGTCGCGGGGGCCGTCGTACTGCAAGGGGCATTCGTCGGAGTGGATGACAACGCCCCGCTTGACGTTCATGCCATCCCGAGTGATCTTGGCCGAGTCGACCAGCATCCGCTCGATGTTCTCGCCGGGGATATAGGGGCCGATCTGCTCGGTGTAGTAGAGGCCGCCACGCCACTCCCGGTGGGCAATTTCCCGATGATCGTCGATGGTCTTCTTCCGCTTGCCGGTGATCTCCGCGACTGCCTGTGTGTGCGGATCGAGAGGGTCAGCCAATCGAGCGTTGTGCATGAGTAGAGGCCGAGTGCCCGCGATGGTGAGGTCGAAACGCATGCCGGTATGTATACCGCCCGTCACGGCATATGTCAAAGGGGCGGAACTGAAGTTCCGCCCCTTGAGAGCCTTGCCCGGCCCAGCCCGGCCTAACCGTGCCTCGCCAGGCCGTGCCGCGCCCAGCGGTGCCCTGCCCGGACCAGCCGCGCTAAGCCGCGCCACGTCAGGCCATGCATCATCAGGATGGCATGGGGGCCGGTATACGTCAAACGGAGACCGGCATATAGCCGATCTCCGTTGAAAGCCGTGCCGCGCCCTGCGGAGCCCTGCCATGCCCGGACCTGCCGCGCCGGGCCTGGCCATGCCACGCGGTGCCGTGCCCAGCCGAGCCGAGCCCCTCAACGCTGACACGGCTTGTGACAAAAGTCAAAGGCCGGTACCGAAGTACCGGCCTTGAAAGCCTTGCCATGCCCGGACCTGCCCCGCCAAACCCCGCCATGCCGAGCCCCGCCTAGCCCGGCCGGGCCATGCGTTGCTCATGCTCGCGTACATGCCGGTATACGTCAAGACGGCGGGGGACCTAGTCCCACCGCCGTCTGAAAGCCTTGACCTGGCACGCCCCGCCAAGTTCTGCCGCGCCCGGCCAAGCCGAACCAGGCCACGCCCAAAAACCGTATCATATCAACGTGGCGTAATCGTATTGTCACGCTTAGCGAGCTTCGGCGTGAGCAGGCGCAGCACGCCGGAGAACACCGCGTCGAGCACGTCATCGTGGGGCACCCGCGGCCAGGCCAGGGCCTGGTCTTCCAGGGCCGGGATGGGCCGGGAGAACGTCACCCGGTACCGCTGCTGGACGTCGAGCCCGCGGGCGAACTTGACCTCCTTGCCTTCCCGGGCGCCGTAGGTGATCAGGCGCACCGGCAGGTCGTCGAGCACGTCAACCCACAGGTCGCCGCCCTGGTTGTTCTCGACGACCACGGCCTTGATCTCCGGGTGTTCCTGAAGAATCTTCATGATGTGCGCGCGGAGCCGCTTGCCGGTCAGCTTCACACCCCAGGCCTCGGCGACGTGCACGCGCGCCAGCCGGGTGGCGGTGCCGTCCGTGAGGGCCTTCAGCGCCTCGTGCCGTAGCAGCCGGCCGAACCGCGGCTGCCCTTTGGCGTCCTGGCCGTCGGTCAGCTCGTCCCGGCCCCAGGTCTTCAGCTCCTCCTGGGTGACCTTCGTCGCCAGCGGCACGCCGGGGGCGTAGCCGAGCAGGGCGATACCGCACTCGTCGGAGCGGGTCTTCTGGGTCACCGGCGGGTCGATGAACAGGAACCATTTCGTGATGTTCGCCGGGGTGCCGTACACGAAGTCTTCGGCGTCCCAGTAGTCGCCGGAGCGGCCTTTCGGGTCATTGTCGTAGTTCAATTTGTATGAGCGAGTGTGCTCGATGCCTTCGAGGTATTCGAGCGTCCATTTCGCGGGCCATACACTGCGCCGGGTGCCGTCCGGCCGGGTAACGATCGCCCTGGTGTGGTACGTCTTGATCTTCTGTTCGTCGACCCAGGGTTCGACGTCCTCGCCTTTCGCATGCCGCACCAGCTCGTGCACGATACTGCCCGGCATTGTGACGGTACCGACGAGCACCACCCGGGCAAGCTCGTTCAGCGGCAAGATGGCATTTTCGATCGTCGACAGCCGCTTTTCCCGCTGAAACGGGCTGTAGGTCGCCTCCGGCGGCTCACAGTCGTCGAAGATCAACAGGTCGGGCCGGACCTCGCCCATTTTCATGCCGAGCGACGTCGAATCGATGCCCTTCGCTACGAAGGTGAAGCCGGACCGGCTGTGCAACATGTTCTGGTTGTCGGCGACGGTTCGGCCGGTGTGCCGCCGCGCCGGGGCGCACAGGTCGGGGAAGTCGGCGCGCAGCATGGCGTTGTCGGCGTGCTCGGCCTTGAACGTGGCCAGGTGCAGTTCGGCCATCGAGCCGGAGTCGGCGAAGGCGGCCGCGAAGCGGGCGTGCCCGAACGCGCCCGCCCACATCGGCAAGATCAAAAACCACCACGTGCTCTTCCCGCAGGACCGGGGCGCCACGAACGCCTTGCGGTCTTCGCGCTGCCCGCGGCTCGGTCCGATCCACCGGCGGGCGGCCCGCACCCACAGGAAATGGGCGTCCGAGAAGCTGATCTTCCCGTCGTTGTTGCGCAGGTGTTTGCGCATGTAGGTGAGGGCGAACAGCATCGGGTCGAGCTTGCACAGCGTGCGGCGCCCCTCGGCACTGCCCATGATCTGCGGGTCGAACTGGCTGAGGTAGAGGTCGAGGTCGAACGTCTCGGCGTTCGCCTCGGGGCTGTACGGGTCGATGACCTTGCCGATGAGCGCGGCGAACCCGCGCGCCCGGTCGCGCCGCTGCTCGGGGGTGAGGTCGTCGCTCCAGCCGGCGGCGGCCGGAGCCGCGGGCTCGGCCAGGGTGGTCACGCCTGGGTTCCCTGCGCGATCAGCTCGCCCTGGCCCATGATCCGGCCGGTCCACAGCTGCCAGCACTCGCCCATGTCGACGTCGGTGAACACGTCAACGCTGTCGATCGTCGACAGCACGCTGTTCAGCCTGCCGCCGAGCGGGTCGGTGCGGTACTCCCGGAACCAGCGTTCCCGCATCCGCTGCCAGGCGTCCGGGCCGATGCGCAGGTGGCAGGCGACCGGCAGTTCGGCGGCGGCGCGCAGCCGCATCACCTCGGTCAGGCTGGCGCCGTCGAGCCGCCCGGCCCAGTGTTCGCGCCAGCGCGCCTCACGCCGGTCGTGACCGTCCTGGATCGTCCGGTAGAGGGAGACGATGTTCTGCCAGACGATGTCGCCGCTCACAGCTCCGGGTCCTCGCTGGCTTCGGCGATCACGGCGGCCTCCATCGCGGCGGTCCGGGCCTTCGCCTCGTTGATCATCTCCTGCAGTTCGCGTTCCGCGTCGGTGAGCGCGGTCAGCTGCACGTCGACCTTCACCGGCATGTTCAGGCCCATGAGCTTCGAGTGGACGCTGGTGGCGCTCTCCACCCGGCCCAGGGCGTCCATGAGCGCCTTGAGGTAGGCGGGGTGCGGCAGGCTGGCCTCGTCGCGCTCGTCCTCCGGGCCGTCGGGGATGATCCGCAGAGCATCTTTCAGGGCCTGGAAGATCTTCCACGCCTCGGTGCGTTCGGCCTCCAGGTGGATGGCGGCCTCGGCGCGCAGCTTCGGCGTGTCGACCGCGGAGGAGCGCTTGTCGACGTCGGCGCGGGTCCACCGGCGGACCGTGTCCACGGAGATGCCGAACCGGGCGCCGATCTTGCGCAGGCCCTCCTGCGGGTGGGTCACCGTGTAGGCGACGACCTCGCGCACGAGCCCTTCGTCGTATGAGCGCGGCCCGAACTTCTCGCCGGGGCCGAACCGGTCGCGGGGCTGTTCGCTGCGGTCGCCCTGCCGGGGGTTGCCGTGCTCGTCGTGGTGGCCGTAGCCGATGTCCGGCCCGGCGTTGCGCGGCCGGGCGCGCCCGCGGTCGCCGTAGCTGTAGTCCCGGCCTGGGTACTGCCGGTAGACGACGATCTCGCCTTCGAGGGCCTGGCGGGGCGCGTCGCGCTCCGGCGGCTCCCAGCCGTCATCCTGGTACGGGTCGTGCGGTTCGCCCATCGCGGGTACCTCCTGGTGCGTGCCGTCGCGGCGTGCCGGGCGAGCATCGCGCGGGCCCGGCGGCTCCAGGGTAGCCGGATTCGAACAGGTGATCTAGGGCTGGTGCGTATGATGGTCACGCGTGCGCGAGGGGAAGCCTGCCCGGCGTGGTGACGCGGGGAGCTGTCGGGGCGTCTCCGCACCCCCGCGCACGCATCTTCGTGTACGCGGGTGGGCGGGCCGCGCCGACCGGCACGGCACTCGGGCGGGCCGGGGCCGGCGCAACGCCCGAATCTCGCTGATCACTGCATCGTCGTCGGCGGCCTCGCCCGCGGCGATCTCGCTCGCGACGTTCGCGTACACCGACGCGATCCAGACCAGCACGACGGAGTTCGCCCAGCCCAGCGGGAAGCTGACGGCGCCGACGAGCGCCCAGGCGAGGGCCCGCAGACGCGCGAAGCGCACCCGGCCAGTGCCGAGTGCGCTCCACGGGTTGATCACGTGCAGAGACTACTTCCGGTTGTCCTTGGCAGCCTGCGCGGCCACCGCCTTGTCGGCGGCGGCCCGGTTCGCGGTGGCCGTGGTCGGCCGGCCCTCGCGGGTGGCGGCGTCGGCAGCCTCGCGCTCCGCGGCGACCAGGCGGTTGGTCCGCTGCTGCAGCTTGATCGCCGCCTGGTACATGCCGTCGCCCTTCGCGGTCTCCTCGTCGTCGCCGGGCAGCTTCTTGCCCTGCGAGTGCGCGAGGAAGCGCATGAAGCTGGTCAGCGGGAACTTCCAGGCCCGGCCGGTGCTGTCGTTGCCGTCACGGACCATGACCTGTCCGGCGTCGAGGTCGGTGGAGATGTAGTCGTTGGGGCCGTCACCGTACTGCAGGATCGGCACGACCAGCTCGGCCGGCTCGACGTAGCCATCGTCGTCTTCGTCGGGCAGCTGCACGGTCTTCTGCACGTGCTCGGCCCACTTCTCGAAGTTCAGGCCAAGGGCGGCGTCGATGGTGTTGGCGGTCGGGGCGCCCAGCTCGTGGGCGACGTCGGCGGGGTCCTTCCGGTCGGCCACGGGGGCCACCTCCAAGATCGTTTCCGGGAAACACGAACGCCCACCGGATACCCCGGTGGGCGTCGTCGTGAAACGTCCGTTCAGCCCGCGGTCGGGATCTCCCACGGCCACCCGGCGTCGTGGTTAGCCTCCAGGAGCGGGACGATCTTGAACGCGCTGTCGGTGAAGCCGCCCAGCTGGTACCGGTTGGCCTCGTGGGTGGTGAACGGCGTGGCGCGCGCGCCGTCGAGATCCCACGCGTAGATCGGCACGTTGCCCGGCACCACGTGACCCGCCATCGTCGCGGTCTGCATGTCGGACAGCACGATGACCCGGTTGTGCCCGGCGTAGGCGCCGAGGGCCTGCCGCAGGTCGGTGCCGCCGCCGCACAGGTTCAGGTCACCGACGAAGCGGGCGATCTCCGACAGCGCCGAGGCGCCCTTGCGCAGCGGGAACGGCCGCCGGGTCGAGGCCCACTGCACGACGTCGGCGCCGAAGCGCTGGCCCAGGGCGACGCCGAGGACGGCGGCCGCGTCGACCGGCCGGACCTTCGAGCGCGGGGAGATCGTGCCCCACGACATCGACCCGGACGTGTCGATGAGGATCAGCGTGCGGCCGGGCAGCTCCGGCAGGTTGGCCAGGGACAGGTCGAGGGCGACGCCGAGGGCGTGCTTCCACCGGTCCGACGGCGCCTCCTGGTACGCGGAGTAGAAGCGGAACGGCAGCTGCCGGGACCGGGCAACCTCGGCCGGGTCGACGAGCTTCGCGATCACCTTGTCGGCGACCTGGTCGGAGACGCCGGCCTCGTCGAAGTTGCGCAGGTTGCGCAGCAGCGCCATGTACCCCATCGACGGGATCATGGCCTCCCAGAGGACGCGCTTGTCGACCGTGGCCCCGGCGAGGGACAGTGCGTCCTCCCAGGTCATGCCCGCCGTCCTGAGGGTGGCCGAGTCGAGGAGCAGGTTGACGAACCCCTGGGCAACCCGTTCCCGGAGCTTCCGGTTCGCGGCGATCATCAGCAGCGCCATGCCGTTCGGGTCGGTGTCCCGGCCGTGCCGTCGGTCGAGGGCGTACGCGAACAGGTCGCCCTGCTCCGGCGTCGCCGGGTTCGGGTGGGTGAGGTCGAGCACGTCGCCGAAGCGGAAGCCGTGCGAGGCCGTGTCGTACTTCAGCAGGCTGTACTCGGTGTAGAGGCGCCGGGCGGCGTCGGCGACGCCCCGCTTCACCGGCTGCGGCAGCTTCCGGCCGTACTTCGAGATCCAGTAGGCGAGCATCTCGCCGGGCTCGTCGGCGCGCTGCAGGGCGGCGGCGATGATCTGCCGGTTGCCGACCGGGGCGGGCTTCGTGCGCAGCTGCACCGGGCCGCTCATCTTCATGGTCTTCGGACCATCCGGCACCTGGTAGGCCCCGGCGTCGAGGCGGGCCTTGACGGCCTCGGCGGCCACCACGAGCGACGCGGTACGCATGTTGCCTTCCGGCCCGCGCAGCCAGCCGACGAAGCCGAGCAGCCACGCCGGGTCCGCCAGGGCCACGCGGTGGGCCAGGGCGGTGAGCCGGCCGGTGCGCATGGCCTCGGACTCGTAGAACGACGGCGCCATCATCGACACGGCGGCCAGCTGGAACAGCTCCGTCTTCGCGTCCTTCTCGTACGCCGGGGCGCCTTCGTGGGTGCGCACGGTCGGCACCGCGAACGTGGTGCGCATCGGGCCCTGCGGGGCGGGGCGGGTGGTCGGCTTGTTGAACCGGCTCATGGTGGTGTTCCTCTCTCGTGGTGGTGGGACGGAAGCAAGCCCCCTCCCAGGTGTTGAGGCCGGGAGGGGGCTCGCTGCTGAAGATGCCCGAGATCAAATCGGCTACGCGCCATTTACCATTGCTCTGCCATTTGAGCTACGTCCCATTTCGGGTACCGACAGGACTCGAACCTGCAACCAACGGTTTTCAGAAGGATGCGTGGCCTGCGCACCGGGCACCGGTGCTATTGAGCCTTCCCGAGATCAAAAGCGGGTCTCGCTGTGTAACGGGCTGCCATTACCCCACACCCCGTTGCCGGGGGCCAGGATTCGAACCTGGTCCTCTTCTTTTCCAGAGAAGTAAGCGCTACCCAATCGCACCGGGAAGGTGCATATCCAGTTGTCAAAAGATCCCCGAGGTCAATTCGGTCCGGCGTCTGGGGACGGGGCTCGAACCCGCGACCTTCACCCCGCGAAGGGGGTGACGCTCTACCATCTGAGCTACCAATTCGGATTTTTGGTGAATTGAAGAACTCCGAACCTGCGCACCGGGGATCTGCAGTTTTGTAGCCGCCAGAGATCAAAACTCGCTCGGACTGTTTCAGCATGTTTGAAGTAACCGAACGATTCGCACCTGGCGGTGTGAAGCTGTGTCGTGACGTAGCCTGCCATCTGTCAGGCGGCGTGTCAAGTTGTTAGTCGGGGGTGCGTGCCAGCCGGGGGTTGAGGGTGTGTGTCGTTCCGGGGGGTGGAGTCGAACCACCGTCCTGCACCTTCGAACCTGAGCCCGGCCGCTGCGCGCGTGGCCGGACTGCTCGGGCTCCCCGCCGTACGCGTCCGGCGCGGGATAGGTGCCGCTCTGTCCCCTGAGCTACCCCGGAATGGGGTTGTTGCGTGATCCGCCTCCGACTTGAACGGAGAACACGCCGGGTAAAGGCCGGCAGCTCTGCCAGTTGAGCTAGCGGATCGGGCGGAACCCCGGCCCGCCGCGCTGTCACTACTCGGCGGCAGGCGGCCGGGGAGTTGCACCCCATGGGCACCGCTGGCGCCCCACCGGTTGGGGCGTTGGGGGGCGGGCTGGATTCGAACCAGCGACCCACACGCCGGGCCTCTCGGCCCGGACGTGCTGCTCTACCGCTGAGCTTCCGCCCCCATGCGTCCCGTGTGCGCGCCGGTACGGGACAAGACCGGTGTCGAAACCGTCACCCCCCACCGGGAAGCGACGGCCCGCGCGGTGTGAAGTCGAGCGGGGAGGCCCGGACTCGAACCGGGCATGCGGGCCTAGCGTGCCCACGCCAGCGTCTACCGTTGCGCCACTCCCCATGGCCGGACCGGGGCGCCCCCTTGCCTGAAGTGGGGGAAGGTATTCCACCCCGGTCCGGGTTGTGCAATCATGCTGGCCGCCGCGCTTCATTGGGTGCGGCCCGTGCCTGTCACCCTCCACCGCGACCCCTCACCCGTCGGTGAGCGTCAATTCTCCGGTGCGGTAGCCAACCGCCTTCCCCGGCTAGGGGCCGAGGCGCCCGGGGCAGCTACGCTCCCAGCTTTCCGGCCGTCGCCCGGTCCGGACCGGGCTCCTTGCACACGCTGTTTGCCCACGGATCTCATCCGCCGGGTACTGGCGTCTACCGCAAGCGGTTGGGATCCGATCCCAGCGCCTACCGGGGTGGCCACCCTGGTTACGCTCCGCTCCCCCGGCATCACCCGCCGGATGGTCACCCGCACCTCTTCCGTCTCTGGTGTGGGCAATTTCTCGCGGTCCGGTACTGGAGAGACGGACCTTCCAGCCTCGTTCGACCGCGCATTTGGTCAGCCGACTGCGTGCGGCTCCGCAACGCCCCCAGGAACGCGCGAGGCGGCCTGGTCGGTCGTCAGCTCCCGCGCCTGCGCGATCCCGCGCAGGTCGGTGAAGCTGTAGCTCTGGTACTGCGGCCCGGGAACGTACGGAACGCCCTGGGCGATCATGGCGCCCCCGTGCTCGGGGGCGGGGATTGCCACCGGCGGGTGCCGGTGCACGTCGTGCAGGATCATGATGATCAGGGTCATGCCCCAGGCGATGAGGCCGACCAGGGCGGTCGCTTCGAACGCGTTCCCGGCCATGATCGGCCCCTTTCCGCTGGTCAGTCCCAGCCGTAATCCCTCGTCATGGCTTCCTTTCCGAGCCCCCGCCAGGAATTGAACCTGGCATCCCCCGATGTATCAGATCGGGTGCTCTGTCCGTTGAGCTAGGGGGCACAGTCGGGGACAGCGGATCACGCCGGGCCGTCCCCGGCCTCTGTGCAGTGGTGCAACCGTCCCGTCTCTCACCCGGGGCGGGCGTCCTACCGCTGGTAGTCGCTCGGCGGGGCCTCGCGCCCGGCGGTCCAGCTGGTCTGCTCGGACCTGGTGGCGCCGCCGGTGTTCTGGCGGTCCTCCTGCCGGTGTCGGCCGTCGTAGGCGTCGGACCCGTCGGCCTTGGCGACGCGGTCGCCGCGCTGGTCGGCGCTGTGCTTGCCCATCGATGCTCCTCGTGGTGGATGGTCGGGGGTGCGCCTCGCGCACGGCAGGTGCACCGTGCCAGGCGCTCTCAGTTTAGGGCCGTTGAGCAGTCGGGGCCGCGCGCTCTGAGCTGGAGTTGAACCAGCCGCCAGGCCGTCGGGTTGACCTTCCCCCACCGGGGGGACCTCAGAGCATCGTGCAATCCAGTTTTCAAGATCACATCCCCACACCGGAGGTCCGGGCGCCGCTCGTCGGTGTGAACCGAATACTGCCTCACCCGGACCCCCAGGGGGTCCACCTCCGAGGAGGTGTACGACGAGGTGGGACCCCATTTAAGGCTTTCGCTCTTCATGACGGGGAATTGCGCCTCGCCGTACGCAGCGGATGCCGGAATCGAACCGACCTGACGTGCTGCACGGATTCGAACCCGCTCAGGACGCCGCATCACCAGAGTTGCCAACCCGCCCGCCGGGGGTGCACCTCCCGGCGTTGCCCTACTTGCCAGCCGATCCGTGGTCGGACGGAGCAGGAGCGGAGAACCGCTCTCTTCGGGGCAGACCTTGCGCCTCGCGGCTCCGGTCGCACCTATCTTCCGTGTGGCCCATCCGGTGTGTTGCCCGGGCCCTGGCCTTGCTGCCTTACAAGGAGAACTCTACGCGCCTGTCACGCCGCGTGTCAAGTCTGTGGCCTGGTTTTTCTGTTCGTGCAGGTCAACGACCTGGAAGCGGATCTTCTCCTGCTCGGTGAGCGCATGATCGGGGCGCAGCCGCCACAGCACCGGCACCGGCCGCGGGGCCTCCAGGTCCACGATGAGGTGCAGCAACGCCGGGTTGGTCGCGTACCGCACGTCGGTCGCGCTCGGCGCCGCCCCGGTGCGCAGGTGCGAATGCACCATCACCGCCGGGCGGTAGCCGTCGGCCTCCAGCTCGTCGTACACGGCCAGCAACTCACCGGGGTCGACCTCGTAACGCACCCGCGGGAACTCCGCGACGTTGCCCAGCGGCGTCCACCGGTCGATGACCAGGTTGGTCAGCATGGCGGGCGTGACCGCCTGGCGGACGTCGCCGAGCAGCGAGGCTGACAGCACGCCCACACCCTCCACCCCGGCGCGGGCCTGCTGGATTAGGTGGGTGAGGGCCTGCTCGAACGCGGGCCGGGCGAACAGGGTCACACCTGCCCCCGTTCCGCCGCCGACCTGGCCGCGTTCAGCAGGAAGATGGCCGCATCGACCGGGTTGCCGTCGTGCTCCATCAGGGTGATCGGTTCGCTGTTGGCCAGCCACGCGGCGAGCCGCTCGACGTCCCGGCCGTCGCGGGCCATGGCCCGGTAGGTGCCGTTCTTGACCAGCTGGGCGTCGGCGACGGCCTGCAGCGCGCGCACAACGTCGGAGACGAGGCTGCGCTCCAGGTGGTGTGCGAACGGATTGGCATCCCAGCGCATCGGCAGGTTACGCACGAGCCACAGGCGCAGCGCCTCCGGCTCGACGGCGGGCTCGTCGTCGTACTCGGGCAGGCGCTCGCCCGCGGGCAGGCCCGGCGTCGCGGCCATTACTCCACCTCCGTGCCGTACGGCAGCATGCTGTCCACGTAGTGGATGTGGAGACTGCCGTCGGGCCGCTCCACCATGACCCGCGCCGCGGTCTTCTCCTTGACCTCGCCGAGGTACCGGAACGACGTCACGTGCGCGAGCACCACCATGCGCTGACCCGGGACGGGCAGCATGACCGGCGGCTGCTGGCCGGGCGGGGCGATGCGCAGCTGCGCCATGGTGATCTGCTGGCCGACGTTGAGCATCACCTGTTCGGCCGGGTTGAACCCGGCGGCCGCGCCCAGGTTCGGCACGCCGCCCGCCGTCGGCAGGTTGAAGTTCATCGTCACGACGTGCTGCGTGCCGTCGGTGGTGGTCAGCTCAGCGGCGTACTCCTGGCCCGCATTGACCAGGTGCTTGTGGCCGTTGCCGAGGATCGGGACATCAGGTGGCATGGATGCTCCTCCGGTGGTGGATGGGCTGGGCTGGGCTGCCTCGTCGAGCGGGCGGTGGCGGGGTGCGGGGGATAGTCGCGAAGGGGTGGTGGCGGAATGGCCACGTGGAGGATGGTCGGACAGTCGGGCATGTCCAGGACTGGCGTCGGCGTGTCGTAACGCTTTGTAGTGTGTGGTGGCGCCGTGCAAGAGGCTGGTCGGGTGGGACGGGGGGAATTGCTATGGATGGTCGTCGATCAGTAACCTGCGGGTTGCCGGGCTCCTGCGAGTCTTGCAGAGATGGCACCATATGCGCAACCTCGGCATGGCCTTGACCACGGCCGGAAGATCAACGCCAAGAACAACTTGACATCGGTCTTCATGATGGCCCACGCTGCCAGAGTCGCGCGTGCCGGACGACCCGAAAGGCCCGGCACGCACCCCCACCACATCACGGAGTGTAAGCATGACGACGATCACGACCACCCCGGCGGCCGCGCAGGCCCCGGTGAAGCGCGGCGGCCCGGACAACCCGCCGAAGTCGCGCACCCGGGCGGCCGTCGCCCCGCCGGTGCGGTCCACCGACGGCGTAACAAGTGTCTTCGAGGAGCTGCGCCGCAAGATCTACGACCGGCGGTTCCTGGTGGAGCTGCACGTGGGCTGCCTCGTCGGCGGCACCCCGACGAACCGCAACGTCGCCGAAGGCTGGATCCGCACGAAGATGGGCCAGCTGTCCGACGAGCTGGTGACCGCCGAAGTCGAGAAGGTCATGGAAGACCGCGGCGTCACCGGCCAGGAGGCGGCGAAGATCGTTGCCAAGAACCGGTCGCTGTCCGGCTTCAGGCGCGACTTCAAGTCGGAGATCGCCGTCATGACACAGGAGCGGGCCGCCACCGAGGGCGTCTGGGTGCTCGACGAGGATGGTGAGACGCAGATCCACCGCGTGTTCACGCCGGAGGAGGCCCGGCGAACGTTCGGCGAGCTGTACATCGAGGGTCGCCAGGTCAAGGCCATGATCAAGGAGGCGGCCATGATCGCGGTGGCCGCGAAGCGCGTCGAGCCGAAAGGGTGGGGCGAGACCAAGAAGGGCATGCTGGGCTTCCTGGTCGAACACCTGTTCGTCGAGGAGGAGAAGCTGTTGCTCGGCGTCACCGACCCGTCGGAGGTCGTGCAGAGCTTCGTGCACACGTGGAGAGGTTCCGGCATCAAGCTGGAGGAGCGGATCCGGGATGCGGTGGTGACGTTCACCCTGGCCGCCGACTTCGACTTCGAGGCGAAGTCGAAGGACTTCTACGGCCACGTGCTGGTGACGGGCGAGGAGAACGGCCTGGGCGCGTCCCGGTCGCAGGGCTTCGGCCGGTTCCGGGTGACCCAGTTCAAGCAGCTGTAGCGATGGCTGAGACGGTTCCGGGCGGTACGGAAGGTGCCGCCCGGCCCGCCGCCGATGCGCGACGGGCCAACGTGCCGGTGCTCGACCTCGTACGGCAGTATGGCGACAAGCGGGAACACGCGTTGGAGATGCTCCAACTGGCCGACCGGGAGTCGCTGGCACATCAGCTGACCCAGGAGGCCGACGCCCTGTTCGTCCGCATCGCCGAGCTGCTGCCGCAGCAGCCCGTACAGGCGCGCGACATCAGTGGACTGCCGATGTGGCAACACGACTGCGGCTGGTCGATCGGCCGTGAGCGTGAACCCCATCCGCTGAGTCACCAGGGATGCCATCCCGGCCCGTGGCGCCCGCCGTCCGCCGGCGGCGCCCCTACGCCGGAGTCCACGGCCCCGGGCCCCGTGGACCACTGGTACCGCTGCGACGACCCTGATGAGCACCCACAGCACGGCGTGGTCGGGAAGCTCGGCCGTGTCAGGTGCACCGGCTTGCCGCAGGGCACCCCCGCGCCGGAGCGGACGTGTCCCGGTTGCGGGCAGTCCATTCACCGTGGTCTGTCATGTGTCGACGCCGTGAACGCCGATCCGGACGTCCTTGCGCAGGTCATCGCCGCCCCCGCGCCGGAAGGCGATCGGGAAGCGTACTGGCAGCGACGCTTCCACGAGGAAGCGGCGCGCGGCGATGAGGCGGGCCAGCAGATCCTGACGCTGCACCGCGAGCGCAACGAGGCTCGCGACCTCATCGCGCAGGTCATGGAAGCGCTGGGCGTGGACCGGCCCGAGGACGTGATGAGTGCGGTTAATCAGCTTGCCGAGGCGAACGCATTCAATCACCAGCTCGCCGAGCAGTGGCGCAGTCAGCGCGACGAGGCCCGCGAGAATGCTGCCCGGCTCAACGAGGTGGTCGATGACCTGCGCGCCGAGGTCGCCAAACTGCGCGACAAGCTCGACCTCGCCCGCCGGGGGCGCGACGAGGCCCGCGACGAGATCGAGCGCCAGGCGACCGGCTTCCTGGCCGCCGTCAACAAGCTGACCATGGAGCGAGATTTTGCCCGGCGTGAGCGCGACGAGGCGCTGACCGAGCGCGACGAGGCCAGCGCCGAAGTCGAGCGCCTTGAGGCCGGAGTGCTCGAAGAAATCGACAACCGCGACGAGAACCACGAGTGGGCCGATCGGCTCGCCAACGCGATCGCCGAACACCTCGGCGTCGACATCGGCGAGCACTCAAACATGAACCTGCCGTGGCGGGCAGCATTGATCGCACTGACCGACGCCGTGTCACCAACCCCCGCCGACCCTCTGGTGCTGCACCTGCAGGAGGTACCCGAGGGCGCCGTCGCGCTTGTCAGCATGTCGACCGGCGCGCGCTGGGTACGCGCCGACCGCGTGTGGCGCCACGAGCAGGGAGGGGTCGACGGGGCAGTGCGCAACCTCGGCGAGATCCTGTGGATCGAGCACCTCGGCCAGGGCGGGCTAACCGTCGAGATGGCCCCGCCGGCCGAGTCCGCGGCGCCGTGCACCTGCCCCTGCCACAAGGACTGACCCACCACGTGATGCAGCCCCCGTCCGGAAAGCCGGCGGGGGCTGTGTTGCGTTTCTGGCGGTTACGGTCATCGCGTGAACGGCAGCGATGCGGCAACGGCGAGCACCGTGACCAGCATCGCCCAGAACAGGGCCGCGGTCAGGCGGCCCATGATCTGCCCGGCCCGGCCGGTCACGACGCGCCCGGCTTCGCGTGCTGCTCCACGACCGCCCAGAACTCGTCGGTGTCCAGGCCGTCGATGTCGACCAGGCCGTGCGCGCGGTGCAGCTCGGTCACGATGCCGTCGATGTCGAAGTCGTCGGCGTAGGTGCCGAGGGCGACATCGACAGCCTGACGCATGTCACGCAGAGTGATGGTCTTACTCATGGTTGGTGCTCCTTCTCTGGGGGACTGTACGACGAGCATAGCACGACTGTCACACGATGTGCCAGACCTAAACAGCAACGGCCGCCCCCGCGGCGGGGACGGCCGTTGCGCGAACACGATCTAGCGGATGACGAACTCGGACGGCCGAGGCCACGCCCGCGGCGGCTGCAGCCGGTCGATCCTGCTGTCGTTGCGCCAGTGGTTCCAGGCGTGCAGGGTCAGCAGGAACCCCTGACCCGGCTTCGGCCGGTAGATGTCGGTGCGCAGCAGCCGGTCACGCAGCACCTTCGCCGGGTGGCCGTCGTCGAGGCGCTTGCCCTGCACCACGTTCTCGATGATGAACAGGTCGGCGCCGGTGCGGTCCTTGCGGGCGCACAGCGCCCAGGCGCTCGCCATCTTCGAGGCCGGCGCCGCGAACCGCATACCGACCGCCTGCATGGCCTTCACGACCTCCATCGAGGCGACGATCTCGTCCTTGTGCTCGGTGAGGTACGCCCGCAGTTCCGGCTTCGTAGTCAGCGACAGGGCGGAACCGCCCTTGCTGCCGTCGGCGTCGATCGGGACGTCGCGGTCCCACAGCAGAAGCATCCGGGTAACGGCGGCAACGTGGTTCTCGTTGCCCCAGCCCTCGATGCGCAGGGTGTCGCCGAAGGTGCGCGACTTGTTGGTGTCGACGACCTCCTGCGCGGCGAGCGGCAGACCGCGCACGACCAGACACAGCGTCGTCTCGCGGGAGCGCCGGATCGCGTCGAGCCGGTGCTGGCCGTCGATCAGGACGACGACGCCGTTGTCGATGGCGAACCGAATCGCGTCGCCGTTGAACAGCCACGCCCCGGCCTCGATGTCCCGAGCGAGGGCCGTGGCGCGGTCCTCGAACAGCTTCCGGTTGTGCGTGTTGTACTCGGCCAGCCACGTCTCGGCCATCTCCGGCGTGACGTCCTCGACGGTGATCGTCACGGGGCCGGTCGGCAGCGGCACGACGAGGCGCTGTCCGGGATCGAACGGGTTCGCTGTCGGCCTGGTCTTCCCGCTGGTGGCAGTGCTCACGTGTGGTCCTCCTGTGGTGGAAACGATGGTGTGGATCGTTGTGACTGTGACTTACTCAACCACAGTGTCACACGTCGTGTCAAGCAGCGTTGGCGGCCCAGTTGATGAACCACACGCCGTCGGCGCCCTGCTGCAGCAGCGACGCACCCGTGTCGACGTCCCGCACGATGTGCGGCGGCGTGCACGGGTCGGTCCAGCGGCGCCGGTGCATACTCGCCGCGCCGACGTTCACGAAGTTCTCGTGACAGTCCGTGCAGTGCGTTCCGGCGCCGGGGCCCTTCTTCACGTCCCACGGCGTGGGGCAGGTGCAGGTGAGTTCGGCGGGCGGCCAGCGGCG